GTCCCTTCTTATTCACTAAAGAATTTCTTAGAAGACCAAATTCCCTCATATTAATGGAGAAAGAAGACTGCTGCTGTTACCAATTTGCCTATGTGCATAACCATCAAGCTTACTCTAATACAGAAATAAGCCTTACAGAATTTAAAGAATTTTTGGATGTTTCCGAAGCTTGGCGAAAGCTAGGAGATACCCAATATCGGTATAACCTACGATCTGGAGAAACAAGAACTCACAGAGATCCTTTCATCAAGAATTCCCTTAAAGAATGGAATCCTAGTTATTATTACACGTTGTGTGATAAAAACAAGACCCCCCGAGCAGGTAGGATGTATTTTTCCCTTTTACAGTACATGTACCCAAGAGCCAAGATCCCTCGTCAGAGAGAGTTTTACTTTTGGAAGTGTTTACGTCAGGCCGAAAACTATGTCATTTCCAAGTTCCACCGAGTTAAGCCAATACACTGGTCCGAAGCTATGGAGCGTATGCCGAAAACCACTTCCGCTGGTTTCAATGGTCTACAGGTTTCACAAGATGGCACCCGTCGTGTCAAAGGAGATATTTTACCTTTTATTAAAGAGCAATACTTTAATAATTTAGTTAATATTCGGAATAGACGACCAGTCAATGATTACTGTATGTTCGCTATGCGTGGACATCTTTCAAGTAGAGATTTAACCAAAACACGTCCTGTTTGGTTAGTATCTGCTTCAACAATTGTGGCTGAACTTAAATATTATTCACCATTTTATGATCAGATTAACGATCCGCAATCGTTTTTCTATAATATTTGGATTACCGGTAAAAAGTCATTACCAAGGTTGAATCAATATTTACGAAAGCACCCTGAATTTACGTTTGTGAATACCGACATAAGTGGTTGGGATTCATATAGATCGCAATGGTTTCATGAAAGAATCATGCGTCGAATTGGAGATCTAATTGATTTCAGAAATGATCTTGAGAAATTAGAATTCAATTATATTGTAGATGCCGCTATTAGAACCAAAGTTTTATTACCTGATGGTTCAGTTTATCAAAAGCTAGCTGGTATTATTTCAGGAACTGCTGGAACTTTGTTGTTTAACTCTTTGTTAAATACAATCGCTGGATATTGCATTTTAATAATGATGAAACATTTTGATGTCGATTTTCCTGTTGTAAACAAGGTTTTTGATCCTAACTGGTTAGGAGATGATTTCGCGTTTTTCTGTAGAACTAAATTTGATTTAGAAAAATTTAGTAAACTTATGTTTCAATATTTTAATGTTGAGATTAAGCCTTCAAAAACTATAGTGACCGATGTCATGGATGAACGGAAATACTTAGGTTATCAGTTAAAGCACGGTTTTCTTCATAGAGAAGAGAAAGAGTTTTTTCAAGCTTTACTGTACACTGAAAGAGAATGGGGAGATAATTCCTTTTCTGTTTCTTTTTCTCGCTTCTTTTCTTATTTATTGATAGGAGGTATAAATAATAGTAGAATAGTAGAATTCTTTTATTATTATTTGGGTAAAAACGAAAAGTATGTATTCGAACAGCGTAGTAAGCTGTATGATCCAGGATTTGATAATATTTTCAAACTTCTGAAAGATGTATGGAATGTTAACATTCCAGTTTTTAGTTTAGACAGTTTTAGAGAGATGAATTTAATCAATCTAAAATATTGTTTATTGTACAATCATGATCTTAGATTTTATGATTTGTAGTTTCTAGTATAGATGTG